ATATGATTGCACGACAAGCGCATTTTGCTGGTAGCTCTATCTCTGAGACTAAAGAGATGGACAAAGTAAACCGTTCGTTCTCTCTCTCGAGAGCTGTAGAGATGGTATCTCATGGCAAAGGATTGACAGGAGCAGAAGCGGAGTGGGCACAAGAGGCACGTTCTGAGATGCAGTCAAGAGGTTTGCAGATGAGCGGACAGATTGGTATTCCTGAAGCGGCTTTGTTTCGTGCTGGTGCAGCTGACGACTTTCAAGCTGGTTCAGGAGATGGCTCTGGCTATGTTCCTACAAACGTACCAGGTGTAATCGAAGCATTAAGAGCTCCGACAATGATTGAGCAGCTAGGCGCTACTACTATAAACGGAGCGACAGGTAACTTGAAGTTCCCTCGTGTAACTACAAAAGCAATTGGAACAGAGGAGACTGAGGTGTCAGCTTCAGCAGATTCTACTCTTGCAATGGATGAGCTTACACTCTCTCCTGTACGTGTAGCGAATAAGACTCTTTTTTCTAAGCAGTTAATCCTGCAAGGTGGATCTCAAGTAGATACGCTTATCGCAAGAGAGCTTACAGCTGGCATTAATACAACTATCGACAAGGCGGCTTTCGCTAAGATTGTAGCTGGTATTACTCCTGTAGCTCATGGCGGCGCAGCTCTAGCAAACTCAGACGTTTTCGCTCTTGAGCAAGCAGTGTTACAAGCTGGAGGTAACATGGCAACCTCTAAGTGGGCTATGAATCCTCACGGATGGGCTTCGTCTCGTGCACTTGCTGAGGTTTCGAATGTTAGTGCTATGTGGACTGGTCAAACTTTCGACGGTTTCCCAGCGGTAGCTACTCCAAACATTGCAGAGGGTACAGGTGGTAAAGGTGATTTAATCTTTGGCGATTTCGCTGCTGGATTAGTTCTCGCTTACTTCGGAGGGCTTGACTTGTTAGTTGATCCTTACTCTAATGCTGGAACAGCTCAGATTGCTCTTCACTTGAATAAGTTCTACGATGCAGAAGTACGCCAGGCTGGCGCTTTCGCTTCGATTACTAATGTAGCGTAATAGGTTAAACAATAACAGGAACGGGGGGCGAGTTGACGCTCGCTCCCTCTTTTTGTATAATTCTCAGATATGAAGTTTACAGTAGCAGACAACCCAGTAGGTACAGACGTTATATCTCTCGCAGATATGAAGGAATTTCTGCGTGTAGACCATAGCGATGAGGATTCAACGATTTCGGCTATTATTACAAGTGCAGCTATGGCTGTACAAGATTACACTGGCAGAGTCTTTGTGGCAACTACCTATACTCTTAGGACAGATTATTTTTATAACGTAGAGATACCAGCTGCTATTGGATCAGTTACTGGAGTAACTTACTACGATATAGCTAATGAATTACAGACTCTAGATGTCTCAAAATACTACGCAGACTCTTCACGAGTACCAGCGCGGATTGCTTTTCTAGACCCTCCCTCAACTTTTGAGGATAGATTTAATGCAGTAATTATCGCTGGGAACATCGGTAAATCTGCATCACCCCCAATACAGCACGCAATAAAAATGCTTGCAGCTCATTACTACGAAAACAGACGGGCTGTCATCGTAGGAGTCCAGGCTTCTAAGATCCCTCTCGGGATAGAGGCAATACTAAACCCGTACAGAATTATCTCCCTTGTATGAACATTGGAGCACTAGATAAAAGGATTGTTTTACAGCGCCCCAATTCCGTAGCGAATGACTATGGAGAGAAGGTCGTTACGTGGCTTACGTACGCTACAATTTGGGCAGCTATAGACCGAAAGCCCTCAGCTTCGGAGCGAGTAAGTGGAGAGCAGATGCTTTCCTTTCAGCAAGTTGTATTTATGATTCGTTACTCTACGACAGTAAACATCCTCGAGGCTTCTCACAGAGTCACGTACGATGGAAAAGTATACAACGTGCTTGGAGTTCAGGAGGTAGGGAGACAGGAGCAGCTTCGAGTGATCACAGAACTACGCGAGAACTCATGAATGTATCATCAATTTCAGGAGCTAACCAGCTCTACAAAAACATTGATAAGCTCGTAAAATGGAGTCAGAAGGACTCTAAAGCTCTGCAAGAGGTAGGGCATAGAGTCGGTGATGTATACGCAAACTACATCAAATCAAATGTTAAGGATCTCGGTAAAGATATCTCTGTAAGAGGTACACTGGTGAGATCTGGACAGCTTAGAAGATCAGGAGGTACATGGCAGCCAGATAAAACTAGAAACACAGTTATGGCTGGACCTCGTACAAATGCAATAGGTGGACGTAAAACTAAAAAGTCAGCAGATGGATGGTACGCTCACATTGTAGAAAAGGGCGATTTCGGACCCAGGTTCGGAGGTAAGCACTCAACTAAGAACACTGGCGTTTTTGCTCGTGGTATTAAGTCTACAGCGAACAGAAGTAAGAAGCTCCAAGTGATACTACTTAAGAAGAACTTTGCTAGATATATCAGTAGGATATGACAGTCGGCAAAGCTATATATAATATTCTCACAAACGATGCGACAGTCTCGGGGATAGTAGGAACTAACATCTTTCCAGAGATAGCTCCTCCAAATATCGACGTGCCATATATCGTGTACAGCGTTCTCTCGAATACTCCCAGCGACTCGAAGGAGGATGGGGGAGCGATAGACGTTTCTAACATAGAGGTGTACAACTTTCAAAGCACGTATACCAACGCGATAGACTTAGGAGTGGCGGTACGTAATGCACTGGATCGTAAGAATGGAACTTACGGAGGTGTAAAGCTCCAGAGTATACAATACGCAAACGAACAGATGGACGTTAACGAAACTCGACATATTTGGGTGTCTATTCAAGATTACTCAGTACGAACAATAAATACATAGAATGGAAAATTTAATTTTAAACCACTGGCAGAGTATACTCTTTGCCTTATTAATAGCAGCGAGAGCTATTTTCTCTCTCATACCGTCAGACAGTCAAGCGGTTAAAATATTTGGCTGGATAGATATTCTAATAACAGCGTTAGTCGGAGGAGACAGACGTAAAAATAAAAATAAAAAAAAAAGTAAGTAATCATGGCACAAACAACAGGATTAATAAACGGGAGCAATCTCAGAATAATGCTCGACGCAGATGGGGGAACTCCTATCATGGTCGACAACGTAACTGACTGTAGCATAAGCGTTTCGAGCGAAATGAAAGACACATCTGTGAAAGAGGATGGCGGTTTCAAGGCAGAGCTACCAGGACGAGTAACGGTGAGCGTAAACTTCACAGCTTACTTCGAGGAGGCGGACGCTACTTCGGGATATACTTCTATCATCGGATGGCAGCTAGCTGGTACGAAATTAGATGCGAAATTTACGCAGATGATAGGTACAGCTACAACTGAGAACGTAGGGGATCACGCTTTTACATTCGAGGCATACGTGGTGAGTTGTGATCTAAACGGAGGAGTAGAAGATACAGCGACATACAGCGTATCTCTATCAGCAGTTGGAACAGTAACATACGCAGCTATAGCTTAATATGAACATCGAACTAAATAACAAAAGCTATCCAGTAAAGGCTACAATGAGAGCCTGGAGAGCATTCGAGAAATCTACAGGAGTTAAGGTAATCGAAGTTGACGCTTCAGATATCACCTTAATCCCTGAGCTAATTTACTACTTCGTAGTAGATGGATGTAAGGCGCAAGGTATGGAGTTCGGTTTGGATGTTGAGGAGTGGCTGGGATTGATTGAGGTAAACGACTTACCGAAGTTGATCGCAGTAATGGAAGAGGCGATGGGGGGAAACTCTAAAGCTGGAGGAAAAAAAAAGGCAAAGATGAGCCAATAACGTGGGATAGGATAGAGGAGCTGGGGCTGGGCTTATTGGGTCTGTCCCCAGATTCTCTCTATTCTCTTACGTTTAGGGAGTTAGGAAATGCTGTAAAAGGAAAGAAGGAGGGAGAAGAGATGCTGGAGCGTTCCAACTGGGAGCGTACAAGATGGCAGACCTCTCTACTCTTAAATGTCCACACGAAAAAAGGGAGCAAAATATCTCCCAAAGACTTAGCTCTTTTCCCCTGGGAGAAAGCAGTCAAGGAAGTGGAGAGCGATAACAAAGGCTGGGATATGTTTAAAGCGATCGCAGTAGAAAAGAAGTAACATGGCAAAGCTAGGTAGTTTAGTTGTAAATATAGGAGCTAATACAAAGGATCTAAATAAGAAGCTTGGAGCAGTGCAGCGCAAGATGAAGCGCGTAGGTTCTAACTTTAAGAAACTTGGTAGCTCCTTGAGTAGGTCTATTACTTTACCTTTGTTAGGTGTTGCAGCGATGGCTGTAAAGAGTGCCGCAGACCTGGAGACATTAGAAACCAGCTTTGTATCTCTCACTGGAGGAGTTAAGCAGGCTGCTGACATGATGAAGAACTTGAACGAGTTCACAGCAAAAACTCCTTTCCAAATTGACGCAGTCGCAACTAGTGCACGTCAGTTAATAGCTTCAGGTACTAAACTTAGCGAGGTAAACGAAACGCTCCAATTTCTAGGAGATATAGCTGCTACTTCTGGCAGACCTATAAACGAGCTCGCAGAGATCTTCGCGAAAGTGAACGCCAAAGGTAAAGTGAGCCTTATGGATCTTAACCAGCTAGCTATGAAAGGTATTCCAGCTTTCACTGGTTTAGCGAAAGCAACAGGAAAGCTACCTTCTGAGCTTGGAGCTGGAGGGGTTACTGTTCAGCAGTTTAACGATTACCTGAGAAGCTTATCTGAAGAGGGGGGGATGGCAAACGGAGCGATGGAGCGACTCTCTAAAACAGCTTCGGGAAAGTTTAGTACAGCACTCGATAATTTAAAGCTTGCGGGCGCAGCTCTCGCGGACTCCCTACTCCCGATTATAAACGACTTACTCGACTACGTTGTGGATCTTGCACAGAGCTTCGTAGATCTCTCGCCTGCTACTAAAAAAATGATATTAATTGTCGGAGGGCTTGCCGCTGCACTCGGTCCTTTGTTGATGATAATACCAGGTATAGCTGCTGCTTTACCTTTGCTGGGCTCTGCTTTTGTTGCAATGACAGGACCCCTCGGTATAGTCGTTGTAAGTGTTACAGCTCTTATTACAGCTTTTGCTGCTATCGTGAGGGCAAATAAAGATATACCCTCTTCGTTAGAGAAAGCGAATGCAGCTGTTAGAGATCACAGCACAGAGGTACGCTTTTTAGTTGGTCAATATAAAGACGAGACAAAATCTCTTGAAGATAGAAAGAGGATATTAGGGAGGCTCGCGGAAATTGACGCGACACACTTTGGAAACTTAGAAGCAGAGAAAACCACTTATAAAGATTTAGTAACAAATCTAGATAACTATACATCGTCACTTAGGAGAAACTATCTCGAGAAGATACTCGCAGAGGAGGGCTCAGAGATCATGGCTGAGTTAGTAAGAGCCGAAGGGATTGTTAGCGAAAAACGGGTGGCTCTGCAAAAAGCAAAAGACGAGGAGAGAGGAGAAGATATTATTTACGCTTATGGTGTATATTTAGACGCTTCGAAGGAGTATGAGGCAACTGTCTTAACTAGACTTGAGGCATTCGAAAAAAAGAAACAAGACTTACTCAATAAGTACGCGAGCAAAACAGATCCATTAACTCCCCCAGAAGGCGGAAGCGGAGGCGGAGGCGGAGGCGGAGGCGGAGGTTTAGAGGACCTACCAACAGAAGGATCTTTGGACGCGCTACAAAGAACAGTGACGCTGCTTACAGATAGGCTTAACGATGCTAAAATAGGGAGCGATGAGTTCATGGCTACTCAGTATGACCTAGCGGCTGCAACCTTATTACTAGATGCTGCTATCGCTTCGATGAGCCCATCTCTAAATCTAGTGAGCGAAGATGTAACCAGTCTTTTAAATGATTTAAGCAATTTCGAGATAGCAGCCGAAGAAACAGCAGAATCAGTCGCGGATAGTGTAGGCGGTTTGGCTCAGACTATTAATGATGAGATAACTCGAGCTGTTGCCTCAATGCTGTCAGGACTAGCTGAGATGGTGGGGGCTGCTATAGGATCACAAAAACCTATCGAGAATGTTGGCGCGTTTATAGGTGGTGCACTCGCACAGATGGCGATTAATTTAGGAGAGTACGCTATCTTTCATGGTCTCACAATAATAGCAATTAAGGAATCATTACAGAGCTTAAATGGTTACCTAGTTGT